GCTTTTTCTGCTGCTCCACCTTATCGCCCAGCGCGGCCAGCTGCTGCCGGTAGGCCAGCGTTTGCTTATCCGCCGCCAGGGTGATCTGCTCCTGCTGGCTTAACCCTTCCTCCTGCGCCTTTTTGGTCAAAATGGCGATTTCAGATTCAGTTTTCCAGAGGCTGCGGCGTTGCTGGCTGATAACGTCATTCGCCTGCCGATGTTTTTGCAGCACGTCAAGCTCAGTCTGTAGCGCCAACAGGACACGCTGCGCATTGTCGGATGAGCGCTCAATAGTGCCGCTTCCTTTCGGCTTGTCCTTTTTGTTCTCCAGATCCTGAAGCTGTTTAATCTCTTTTCGCTTCTGGTCTATGAGATATTGCGCTTGTTTCTGCGCCGCCTCGTTGCCGGTTCCCGCCAGTGTTTTCTGATTTTCCAGCAGCTGGTTCAACTCGCGCTGCGCATTGGCGATCC